CAATCTTCGCTGTGGTAACGTTGGAATCTGCAATCTTAGCCGTCGTTACATTTGCATCAGCAAGTTTAGCAGTAGTGACATTTGCATCGGTGATCTTCACTGTCGTTACTGCATCATCTGCAAGTTTAGCAGTAGTTACATTGGCATCTGCAATCTTAGCAGTAGTTACATTGGCATCTGCAATCTTAGCAGTGGTAACAGCATCTGCATTGATTTCAACTGTAGAACCATTGTTACTGGCGGTAATGTCACCGTAGTCGCCATTAGCAAGTGTTAATGTACCACCTGACTGCCACACAGGTACTCCCCCGGAAATAGAGAGAATCTCTCCGTTGTTGCCGGGAGTGAGGACTAAGTTTTTATTCTGTGTTGCGTCAAAGTAGTAAATGTCACCTGTAACTGTACCGACTTGCATAGCAGCCGCATCTAGTTGTGCTTTAGTTGCAGGCTCTTGGTCCGTAGCAGCGTTAGGCAAGTTAAGAATCTGATTGGAGTTCATGTCCAAATCAGCAGTCATTTGATTGGGGGTAGTCCCATCACGGGACAAAAGTGTTTCAATAACATCACACAGATTACTCAGATTCGTATTGATCTGACTTACTGCGGATGTCTCGTTCTGTAAAGAACCAAGAAATACTGGTACAAATTTTGTTGTCATAGCATTGTCCCGTAGAAACCCTTAGGGCCGAGCCTTTCAACCCGACCCCAGAGCTTAATTGTTAACCAGTGTAACGGTAATTAACTCGTACTGTAACTTTACCGGCTGTGAATGTACCTGTAGCAGTAGCTGTAAGGTAAACAGCGGCTGTAGTTTCAGAACCAACCAGCACACCAGTGCCTGCAGTTGTTTCACCGATAGCGTCCATACTCGCCAGTGGGATAGCAGCAACCAGTGCGTTATCAACATCAAGACTTACGTAGTCAGTACCAATCGTACCGATATCAAGACTCGTGCCACCTGCAGCAACAGTGTCGCCAACCACAACAGAAACAGATTCTACAACGGCTCCCTTAGGTAGTTGGACACCATCGAGGAAAATTTTAGTTCCTGCTGTCATAGTCGAGAGATCAAGTTCAACTTCCGATTTCATAACAGAACCGTGCTCGCGGAATGATCCGCCATTAACAGCCGTCACTTCATCAGTACCTGACTTGACCTTGAGACCGTCGTCATTAATCCATATAGGCATGGTCAATTCTCCTTAGCTTACTTGATCAGTGTCAGTGATAACAGTGACAAGGTTCTCTGGACGATAGAAACCAAAACCATAACGAGCAGTGGTAACGTATTCGTCACGCTGCAGGTCTTTGTTGTATTCAGAGTCAACAACAGGAGACTGTCGAACGTTACCTACGAATGGCAGGACGTCCGGAGCTGCAGAGAAGAACAGGTTAGCGACACCAGTCGTGGTAGTTTTACCATCGATAGTTTCAGCGACACCGCTCTTCAGGTTGTGAGAAACGTAAACGTCAAAGCCGTAGATGTTCTTCATGAAGCGCATTCCCGAGGACATACCAGAGGCGATGATGCCTTCCCACATTGGGTTGTTCGATACGTTAGTGATGTTCGTAATAGTGTTGATTGCGTATTCAACCGACGGATCAACGATAGCCACGAGGTTCGTAGCAGGAACGTCAGCTTTTTGAAGTGCGTACAATGCGCGAGCAAAGTCTTGTACTTCAATTACTTCGTTCGTACCACCACCGATGAAACGGTGATTGGCCCCGTTGATGACGTTGAGATCACTAGCTGTCTGTCCATCAGGACCAACTGCCAGCAGATCGACTTCCATCGACTTCATGATAGCGCGCTGCATCTTAGGCACGAAGCTAGAGACGATACGGGACATCTGGTGAGAGTCCTGCTTCATCTTGTTCGTGATAGCGACAGCGGATGCTTTGTAGTCAGTGAGCGAGAACTGGAAGTTACCAGTGTCCATGCTCGTGTAGCGTACAGCCTGACCTTCTTCGTAGTCTTGTACTTCGGCTTGACCCAGCGAAGCGATATTGATCGTGTCCCCATCAGGAAAATCTGTGATCATATCAACCCACTGCATTGCAAAGAGCTCGTCTTCAAGAGCTTCTTTCAATTGGCTGGACCAAAGCTGACTACGGATCAGGTGGCCATGACTGTTTGTTTCAATAGACATGTGTCATAGTTTCCTTATTCGTAAAAGGAAGAACCTAATTCACCTGCCAAACGATGCATTTCATTTTGTACCTGAGGTTTCCAATATTCACGAGGGTTGGTCTTCCGAAGATTCTCAAAGTGTTTGAAGTTCTTCTTCTGAGTTCCTGTGTCGTTCAGTGAAGTCAACTGCCCACGAGGGGGAGCTACATTGCCCACAGGTGATACCTGTTTGTGAGCTTCTACTGTACGAAGAAATACCTTTGGGTGTTCGGCTGCCAAACCTTCAAGGTAGGATTCTTCCACCCCGAGTTCTTTAGCTTTGTCACGAAGCACGTGAGGGTATTGGTCACCCCAAACCTTGCGCAGTTCTTTTTGAACATGCTGAATGTTACGCTCGGCTTGTGTTTGTTCTTCCCGTTGTTTGATTTGGTTTTCAACAAAGGCACGAACTTCTTCTTCGCTCATACCTTTAACGTCAGGGGCTTCTGTTACCTGTTGAGCTGGTTCAGCCGGAGTGGTTACCGGAGTACTAGGCTTAGGCTCTTCACGTTTATTGATCTTTTCCATGAAGTCTTCGATTGTTGCCCGCTTATTAATTTCCTCACGCATACCAGCGTTCTCTTGTTCCAGTTGTTTAATAAAACGATCTGATTCAAGTTTAGCTTTAGCAAGTGCTTCAGTAGAATCGAAGGGTTTGCCTTCACCTACCAGAGCTTCGAGAGGGTTGTCAGTATCCTTTGGTTGGTCTTCCGCTGGAGCTGGAATGCCGTCTGTGTTAAAGAGTGTGGTCATCTTCTATAAGGGTCCTTATAAGTTTTTGTACTTGGTCGTACGCTTCATTCATTCCGTTCCGATGAGCTTGTTTATGTGACCAGTCACCGGTGTAGTCATCTAGTTTAACTTCTGTCTTCTGCTTCATCTCTAAGAGTATTTTGTCTAACTGCTCAAAGATTTTGTGGTTACTCAGGAGTTGTTCTTCAAACCTTTTCTTAGGCTCTCCCTCCAACCCCCGAGTCCATGCGAGGTTTACTTTTCTAGGCAAAGCGTGCCACCATAATAGCAGCAGTCCCACCTAGGAGAAGTAGTAGGTAAGTAGTTAGCATTACTTTATCCTTGCGTGAAAGGTTCATCTGTATCATCCTCAAATATTCCTGAGGGTGTCTCACCTTCAATCAGAGCTTGCTCAGTACCGGTTTGTTCCAGTCGCTGGGCGTCAGCTCTTTCTGTAGTACGGATGTAAGGTTCCACGATTCCAAAGCTCTCAAGGTCGAGGAGACCTTCGAACATACGTGCTAGTTTGACACTGCTGAAGTGTTGTTTAACCTCAGGGTCCATCCCTGCAGCGCTTCCGAAGAATGAGCCTAGGTCTTGAATCATCTGAGAAGTTTCAGCGAAGTGTCGAGCAGCGATAGGTTTAATTCTACCGTTGCCTGCAATATCATTTGCGGTTATAGTTTCGAAAACAGCAATCTTATTCTCATCGTCGAACACACGAATGGTCTGTGCGTTGAGGTTGCGTCGTGCCATCTCCAACATAGCGTTGACTGCACGCTCCACTACCTGACGTTCGAACTGAGCTATCTTGTTTTGGAACACACGCGAAGCAGCATTTTCCAGACGTTGAATCTCGAACTTTGTTTTTTCGCCCGGTGTACGGAAACCCATCGCTTCCTTTGGTGCACCTGCCATCTCCTCCATCTTAGCTTCCAAGATAAAGACTTGGTTGTCTGCTTGCAGTACGTTAGTATCTGGAGCCATCATCTCGACATCCCCACCATCACCAACGTAGATACGTTCCATCGGTCCCCACTCAAAGTCTTCTACATAACCACGAATGCGAAGAGGTGGGTAAGCAATGAGATCGAAGACATCTGCCTTCATGTTCTCAAGGTGATCGATACGATACTGCATACCGATGAGGTTCTCTAGTGGACCCATAGCCCATAGGTTGTCAGGACGAATGCGCCACCCAGCATGGTAGATAGGAGCTGTTCCGAAGAAGGATGGAGCTGGTTCCTTAGAGATAATCTTGTGACGATCAATAACTTTAACTACGTAGTTCTTCAGGTAGGTGTCGGACTCAATGTCGTAGATGTCACCGTAGAATGTAAGAATCTCTGCAGTCTGGGACTCAAGGTACTGGTCGTACGATGTAAACCCAGGGATACGATATACTTCATCCTTAGTCTTGGTGAGACCTTGGTGATTGCTTACGTTCTCCCGGATCGACCGAAGGTATTGCCACAACTCTTCAGCGGCCTCACGTTCACCTTCTTCATTCGACTGCTGCTCCAACATCTCCTTGACTTCACCCAAGTTCACCAGCGAACGAACAATCTTAGGAGACTCTTCGAAGCTTGGGGCGATAGGGTTGAATACAATATCCAAGGGGGAGATACGACGAATCATAGGACCAACGAAACCCATCTGGTCTCCTGTGTCCCGTGTTACCCTGCGGTCTACCCACTCGACTGTTACAAAGACGTTACCGTAGTCGATGAAGTCGTAGATAAGTTTAGTAGCTTCAGCGTAGAACTCGTTACGATCAATAGCCCAATCCATGTAGGACTCGATAGCTCTGATCTTCTCCGGGTCTTCGTCTGCTTCTTCACTACCTTCCCAGATTAGCCACTTGCGTTTAGGAAACATTGACGCCATGTAGTTAGCGTGAAGGTTGTCCCGAATCTGGCAGAGCTTAGGGATCGTTGTCTTGTTCGACCACGGAAGCTTCGAATTGGTAGTGTGTGTAGTGTCTGTTGCAAATACGTATTGCGTCTGTTCCTTGATCTGGTCGAGACGTTCGTTACGTAGAGTTTCCCACGTTTGGTATTGTGTAGCGATGTGTGTGCCAAGATCATCTATGTCGAGTAGATCATCAATGACTAGTGTCTTGCCTGCCATTAAGCTATGCCTCCAAAGCGTCCTACGTATTCGTTACGTTTTACTCTGCGTTGTTTGTTATTCATGTGTTGAATCGAAGGAGCTATGCATATGTCGATACAGTTAGCTAAGGCGTCCTTCACGTCATCGTGTTCTGGTCTACTTCTTACTAGTTCGTCTTCTAGTATCTGCGTGTTCCCTCCTTTGTAGTGCCACACCTGCCCGTTGTTGTACCGAGGTTGGAGGGTAGCATGTATTCGCTCCTCCTTGGAACCCATTCCCGAAACAGGTCTGTGTTCTTCGATGTACATGTTGAGACCCGACGGTTGGATGTAGTTTTCCTTAAGGTCTTTGACGATGACTTTCTGACCGACCGAGACTTCCGCCCGGAGTTTACGGAACTTCCACTTGTCGTAGAACTGGAAGATACAGTCGTAGTAGTCGGAGATTTTGATGGTTCTGAATCTGGCGATACCAAGAACGTAATAATTGTTAAAGCCGTCAACACCAACAACAACGAGGGAAGTGTAGTCAGCTTTCTTATCAAGGCTAAAAGCAAAGTCGATAGCTGCGAAAACATTGAGGCGTCTGTCCTTGTAAAACCAGTAACCTTCTTTGAAGTCGAGGTCACCCCTGTTGTAGTATTGGAAGAGGGATGGATCGATAGGAGCGTCAGAGATATCATTAGGGTTGTTGTAGTACTGAGCTCTGAATTGTGTTTGGTCTAGGTACTCCGCCCGCTTCTTAGCAAGCTCATGCATATTAAAGCCGTACCAATTACCATTAGGAGCCTTCTGTCTCGGCCAAAGGAACTCACCTGTACCATCTCCTTTGTCTTCCACCACACGCTCAAAGATTTCGTATAGTGGTGTAGTCTTGAGTACTGTACCCTTGTCGTCGTACTCTTCGTACTCCATTTCCATGAAGTCTGAGTATAGATCGGAGGGATGGTACCTTGTGCCTGTAACCCACCGCTCTGAGTCTGTGCCTGCGATAGATGCGTAGAAGGAAGCTCGTGTCTTCAGTTCTTCCCTTGCTTCTTTCTTGTAGGCGTTAGAGTTAACAACTAGGTCATCGAATACTGCTACGTCACAGTGCATACCTGTTGTTTCTGCGTTAGCCCCCACTGCTAGGATACTTGGGTCCCGTATGGCTTCTTCAGCTCGTAGTGGGTGGTCTACTACAATCTCGTTAGCATTCCAAATCTCACGGTGTCGTCTGACTGGTTTGACCATCTCTGGCCAGTGCTTTGTGTAGATTGGGTGCGTAAGAATATCTTTGATAAACTTAAGCTGCTTCCTCGCTAGTTGTCCTGTACTGGATACGTATAGGAAGCGAAATGCTGGGAACCTTGTTAGTGTCCACGCTACTCTGTAAGCGATTAGAGCAGACTTCTGGTGGTCCCGTGGTAGTAGTGTTATCTGGTGGGATAGGGCGTCTTCCCGTGTCCACCATATGATTAGTTCTTTGTGTACGTGCCCCAAGAGTCGAGAGGGGTGTATCAGATTGATGAAAGCTTCTAGACTTAGTTCTGCCTTTTCCCTTGCTTCCTTGATCTCAGGAGGTAGAGAGTTCACTAAGTTGTCAACTTCCTCCAAGGTCGTGGGGAAATGGAAACTCATTCGTGTCTTGTAGCCTCTTCACAGTTAGTAGCCGCTTTTATGGTTCACCCGGGGTTCAGCGGGTCGTGTCGGGCACAGCTCCCCATAAAAGAATTCATATGTTACGCGCGCGTATCTTAAGTAACACCTTAAGTAATACAACCAGTGGCTACTTCAGCTCAAGGCTACAATGTATGCGCTTTAAGCTGACATGTCAAGTAGAACACTGTAGGTGACACCTTAGGTAACACTTGTAGTGACATCTTGTACTAATAGATTATCATACTTTTGTCAAGAAGTCAAGAACTTTTTTTACATTATTTTATAAGTCCTTGATTTACAACGAATCTTTTTTTCAAGGATATCGCGCCGAGGGGTTGACAGGATTTCCGATGGAAGCAAAAAAGATGTCTCCGCTATGGCGAAAAAGATGTCTCCGCTACGGCGAAAACTGGTGAATTTTTGAGGGGTAATACCCCTACTTCATGGGGGGAGGGTGCCCCTTTTGTTGTATATACGAGCGTACCATCCTTAAGAAATTCTTCATCCTTCCTGTGGTAGGACCCGATCGTGACTGGGAAAC